AATAAGCGTTCTAAATGGTATGGTATGACTGAAAAAGAAATACTTGCCGCTTGGGAAGGAGAAACAGAACGTGCTATTGGATTAGGTAATTGGTATCATAACCAAAGAGAAGCAGATATGCTTGATTTCAAAACCATTGAAAGAGATGGTGTGGAACTACCTATAATTAAACCTTTGGTAAATGATAATGGTATTAAACTTGCTCCAGAACAGAAGTTAAGTGAAGGTGTATATCCAGAGCATCTTGTCTATTTAAAGTCTGTTGGTCTTTGTGGACAAGCTGATTTGGTTGAGATTGTAAACGGCCATATTAATATTACAGATTACAAGACAAATAAAGAAATTAAAGAAAAAGGATTTACAAATTGGGAAGGTATTACATCTAAAATGTATAACCCGGTTGGACATCTTGATGATTGTAATTTAAACCATTATAACCTACAACTCAGTATTTATGCGTATATTATTAAAAAGCACAACCCTAAACTTAAGATAGGAAAATTGACTATTCAGCACGTAAAGTTTAAACAGGTTGGTACTGATAAAAACGGATATCCAATTAATGAACATATTAATGGTGAACCAGTTATTGAGGATATCAAGATGTATAACCTACCATATTTAAAAGATGAAGTTAATAGTCTTATAATGTGGTTTAAAGACAATGGATAATGTTACAGACTAATACAAGAAACTTTAATTTTAGAGAATTTCAAAGAGTTCATTTTAAAAAGAAAATCAGCGAGATTACCAGTGAAACTATTGAAAATAATGAACAACAAGAACAGACAAGAAGCAAAGTATACACAGATATAAGAATAGATTTATATACCATAATTCTATATGGTCATTTTTATGACCAAGAAGAAGGAAGAATAGATTTTGCAGTAACAGAGATTTATATAGATGGTATCACAGAACCAATATTAATTAGAATGCCATATTTTACGTTTAATCAAATAATGCTTGGTCTGCCAACACTTAACCCATGATAGTAAGATTATTTGACGTCCAAAATGGAAAAGTAATTCCAACAGAACATTGCTATACATTAGAATTTTTAAAAGATTTGATGGAAGTATATCCTGATACATATATGAGTGTGTATCAGTATTTATTTTATATGTCTTGCCCTAATCCGGACTTAAATCCATTTTTTAATTTACCAGAACATGAAAAAGAAGACATAATTGTAGAACAGGTTGGTTTAGAGGAATCTCCTGAAGATTCTAAAATTAGATATTCACTGGACATGTGTAGAAAGCTTTATGAAACACCAACTTATAGAGCGTATGTGGGTATTAAATCAATGCTTGATAGATTAGCCAGATACATGGAAACAACTCAAATTGAGCATGGACGTGATGGTAATATTAATTCACTTGTAAATGCTGCAGCCAAATTTGAACAGATTAGAAACTCTTACAAAGGAGCTTTTAGTGATATGAAAGAGGAACAAGAAAGTCAAGTTCGTGGTGGTGCAGGTTTAGCTTATGATCAAATGTAATGGCAAATAAAAAAGAAAATTGGGTGTTCTGTTATTGGGATGAACCCTTAGATATAAAACCAAATAAAGAAAAAAATGAAAACAAAAATAATCCCCGTAGGAAAAAAGGTTCTAATAAAACCTAAAGAAGCAGAAAGATTAGTACCGGGAACAAATATTATTATACCGGATACAGCATTAGAAAAAGTGTATCAAGGATTTGTAGTGGCGGTTGGTGCTGAAGTAGAGGAAATCAATTCTGGAGATTTAATTCAGTATGCTGATTACTGCGTACCTACAGAAATGAAACATGACGGTGAAAGACATTTACTTATAAATGCAGGGGATGTTTTTGCGGTAATACAGAATATTGAATAGTGTTTATAGAAATCCCAACATATGAAAAAGGTGAGTGGTCTGTAACAAGCTTTGAGACAAGGAATGACTTTTCTGAGTTTATACTAACCATATTTAAAGAACCAGGTCTTTATAATTTTAATGATGTTAGTTTTCTTTTTAATAAAGAAGCAAATCATTTTAATAAAGAAGGATACTATTGTGGTGCGCCTTTTAGATCTAGGGATTATATAAATTATTGGGATGATCAAAAAAATAAATGCCGTGTGGGAGCTATCTATAAAGATGGTTCCCATACTTGGTATTTAACCCGTGATTATTACATGTGGTTAAACTTCCTACCTATCTATGATAAGGAAGAAAAGAAATATGGATTTGCTAAAGTCCGTGATGCCCAATATCACATGGCCCTTTATGAGCTATTAGCAGAACTAAATTACAAACATTCTGCTATTTTAAAGAAACGTCAGATTGCATCTTCTTACTTTCATATGGGTAAGATTATTAACACCTATTGGTTTGAAGAGGGTAGTACATGTAAGATAGGTGCATCATTAAAAGACTATATCAATGACAAAGGTTCTTGGAAGTTTCTTGATGAGTACAAGACATTTCTTAATGAGCATACTGCTTGGTATAGGCCAAGTAATCCAGAAAAAGTATTGTTGTGGCAACAGCAGATTGAAGTTAAAGTTGGTAATAGAAAAACATCTAGAGGTCTTAAATCTAAGATACAAGGTGCTTCTTTTGAAAAGAATGCAACAACTGGTGTAGGTGGTCCAACAACTTACTTCTTTCATGAAGAGGCTGGTATTGCCCCCAAGATGATGCAGACATATGAGTATTTGCGTCCTGCAATGTCTTCTGGTATGGTAACTACAGGTATGTTTATAGCCGCTGGTTCTGTGGGTGATCTTGATCAGTGTGAACCATTAAAGGAAATGATATTAAATCCTACCTCAAATGATATATATGCTGTAGAAACTAATCTGATGGATGCAGACGGCACTATTGGATTAGCAGGCCTCTTTATACCAGAACAGTGGTCTATGCCTCCTCACATTGACAAGTATGGTAATTCACTTATAGAAGATGCATTAGAAGCAATTAGATTAGAAAGAGTAAAGTGGAAGGCTGATCTAAACCCTGAGCAATATCAACTGCGTATTTCTCAGAAACCAACCAATATTGCAGAAGCTTTTGCTTATAGAAAAGAATCAGTATTTCCTCAAGGTATTATATCTAAACAGCTTAAAAAGATTGAGGATAAAGATTATGCATATGAGCATATAGAACTTGAAAGAGTTCAAGATGGAATTATGGCTAAAAGATCAAACAAGTTACCTATCTCAGAGTTTCCTGTAAACAAGAAAGCTCAAGATAAAACGGGTTGTTTGGTTGTTTGGGAAAGACCTATATCTAATCCAGAGTTTGGTGCTTATTATGCATCCATTGACCCCGTATCTGAAGGTAAAACAACTACATCAGATTCTTTATGTAGTATTTTTGTTTACAAGAATTCTGTAGAGATAACTAGGGAAACTCAAAACGGTCTTGAGCATTTTATTGAACCTGCTAAAATTGTAGCTGCTTGGTGTGGTAGATATGATGATATTAATAAAACACATGAGCAACTGGAATTAATTATAGAATGGTATAATGCTTGGACTCTTGTGGAAAACAACATATCTCTTTTTATACAGCATATGATTGCTAAGAAAAAACAAAAGTATCTGGTTCCTAAACAGCAAATTCTTTTCTTAAAAGACCTAGGAAGTAACAGAACTGTGTATCAAGAATATGGGTGGAAGAATACAGGTACGTTGTTTAAAAGCCACCTTATTTCTTATGCAATTGAATTCTTAAGAGAAGAGATTGACGTGGAGACAGATCAAGATGGAAATGTTTTAAATACAACTCTGGGTATTGAAAGAATACCGGATCCAATGTTACTTAAAGAAATGCTTGCATATTATCCTGGACTTAACGTGGATAGATTGGTAGCTTTTTCAGCATTAGTGGCTTTTTCAAAGATTCAAGAGTCAAATAGAGGATATTTGAAAAGAAGAGAGTCAGAATCAGACAATTCTTTGGATAATTCAAAAAATTTGTATAAATTAAAGTATAGTCCGTTTAAAAATTTAGGACGTGGTAAAACTACTGTTGGAGGTCATAAAATAAAAAGATCTGCATTTAAAAATATTAGATAA